GCGGCTAAATCCCCACCTGGCTTTAATGTCGTCGCCTTCCACGAGGGTGCCGCCGCCGGCTGACAGCTTGATGTCGTATTCCGGGATGCTGATCGTTCCGTCCTGGGCTTCGCTCGTCGGCAGGTCAAAATCGGTCGGCCGAAGATCGTTATGCGGCGGCTCATCCGGCCCAAGCGAAGGCATCGCCACCTTTGCCGCCTCTGCCAGCTTCGCGAGGGTGCGGGTCGACGGGACGGACGGGTTTTCACCCTCTTTCGGATAGACGTGGCGCGTTATGGTCGTGACCGCGACGTCCGCCTTTTTTGCCCATGATGTTGGGTTGAGCTCGGGCTTGGCGGCCAAGACGCCGCTCATCCACTCGCGGATGGCTAACAGTTCAGATGCTCTCGTATCGTTCATGAGTAGCATCTTTGCAAAACCCCATTAGCAAAACTATTTGCAAAATTGCTATTGCAATAATTAGCAATTTTGCTACATGATGCGCGCATGTCGGACCTACTCCAAGATTTCGAGCGCGATTGTGAAGCTGCGGGCGTCAAGCCTCAGGCGGCCGTCGAGCGTGGCGGCCTGCACCCCATGAACTGGTACCGCTGGCGGTCTGGTCAGGTTTCCCCAACCCTGAAGAACTTTGAGGCTGCGAGGAGCGGTCTGGAAGACATTCGACAGGAACGAGCCGCGAGCGGTCTAGGCGCCGCTTAACCCTTTTGCCGCGCCTGGCCTCTGGCCAACTCGAAGGCGCAGCAGGGGCGTCCACCGGGACAAAATTGCGGTGGCCGCCCCACAGAACAAGTTTCGCCACCGAGCCTTTGCGAGCCCAGCGGGGCCGGGTCAGGAGCGAAAGGTGGCACGGCGACCAAACCAGCCGTGAGGCCGTCCCGAGGCCGTTAAGCCGGGCGCTGGCTCAAAGCGAAAGTCTGAAAGGTTCGGTCAAAAAGCAGACAGCGGGAAAGACTGTGCTGCGCTCGGCCGGGCGTAGTCTGGGGGTGGTGCCCTACGGCGCGCGATCCCCGCCAGTTTCAGGCGGTTACCAGCATTTCCGCCTGTCAGCGCAGCCGGCGCGCGTATGTCCGGTTCTGTCCGCAGCCAGCAGCGCATGTGCTGGCCACTCCGGCGGCGACGACCCGCCAACACCATCCATCCTCCCAACTGGGGGCCTGTTCACTTCCTACGGCGACAGGCCCCCATTCTTGGCAGGCGAGACAACTTCATCAGAGCGAGGAAACCTCACATGCGAGCGTGTAAAAAGTCGGTGTGGAACGGGGGCGCTGTTCATAAGCAGCAGGGTACGTCTGTTCGCGCAAGTTCACAAATCCGTGAGTCCAATGGGCGAGTTATCCACAGGGGCAATTCCCCGGCTGAGCGAACTTGGCTTGACCGAGCACGCGGCGACAACGGCCCGCTCGCCGGCCGCATGACTCACTCGGACGGGACACCGCGTCTCGCCGAGGGCCTGGGTGGCGCAATGTCTGGCCATGGAGCTCTTCGCAAATACCCCTCGCGGGAGGCTATTGCGGCTCGGTACGAATATGACCCCATTTCCGGTCACCTGATCTTTCGGTCGCGTCCGCAGAGCGATTTCACCCGCATCAGGCTTTGGAGGTGGTGGGAAAGCAAATTTTCGGGCATGGCCGCCGGGTTTGATTCGACTGGCTACACATACGTCAGTCTCGACGGTGTTAAATACCCGGCCCATCGCCTAATATACATACTTGTTCATGGAAATATCCACGACGACCTATGCATAGATCATATAGATGGAAACCGGAAAAATAACCGGATTGAAAATCTTCGTGTGGCCACCCGCGCCCAGAATAGTCGAAACACCAAGATGAGGTCTAGCAATACCTCGGGGGTTACGGGTGTTTATTGGGATGCCTCCAGAGGCAAGTGGGCCGCTGAAGTCAAGAAGGATCGCAAAAAGATATTTCTTGGTCGGTTTGACGATTTTGAGGACGCAAGACGCGTCTCCGTTGAATACCGCCTAGCCAACGGTTTCTCTGGGCGCCACGCCGGCGTAGCCGAGGGCGAATTCGACACCTACAGCCTCTCCGATTACGTCAATGCCGAGTTCCGTCTGCAAATGCACGAGGCCGCCTGATGTACGGCCCGCAACAAACTGTCGGCTTCGGCCGCAATCGCCAATTCGGTCACGACCTCGCCGAAGGCCGCCGCGAGCCGCGCGGCAACACCTATACTGACCACAGCCTGGGCAAGCACCGCGGCGGCATCGCCATTGAAATGCGCCGCGATGCCAAGGACCAGCGCAAGGCAAAGTCCATCGCCACCCCGATCCTGATGGGCGATCCGCCGTTTGAGCGGTCGGCCCTGGCTCGGCGGGAGGCGCGGTGATGGATCGGCCTTGGATCGAACACGACGGCACAGGATGCCCCCTGCCGATCGGCACGCCGGTCGAACTCAAGATCAGATCCGGGCGCATTTTTGGCGGCGTCATTGGCCCTGACGCGCATCGGGCAGAAAACGTCATCGAATTTGGCGTGCTGGTCGGCAGCGCCTGGTTTTGGGCGATGAATAACGCCACGCCCGACGATCCGTCTGCAGTCATCGCCTATCGCATTGGCCTGGACCCGCAGGAAGAAGCGGACCGCGTCAACGCCCGTCAGGCCATGTTCCATGGCTGGGCCCGCGATGCCGAAAGCCTGACCGATGGTGACGGCTACCTCCCGCTGAAGCGGCACGAGCGGGTGCGCAGATGATGATGCTACCTCCCTCCGACCAGATCCAGCGCGAGGTCGCCATCCTGTCCCAATACGAGCGCGAGGACGACGTCCTTTTCTACGCCTGCGCCATGGCCGGCATCAGCGTATTCGAACTGCGCGGCCGGGGCTTGAATTGTCGGCTTTCCGACCGGCGCGCACACGCAATGTTGCTCTTGGGACTGCATGGCATTCCCCGGCACATCATCCAGGCCATGTGCTCGACCACCTGGGTGCTACTCATTCGCATCGATCGAGCATGGCGCCGCGATGGCGCCGAGACCGCATTCCAGATGGCACGAGGCGAGCGCCGCCCGGCCAATTCCAATCCCAACCCAATCATGAAGATGGCAGCATGAACACCGTCGATCTCGTCTTCGCCGGCTATGTCGGCGGCGTCGCCTCAGTCCTCGCCCTATACCCGGTCGCTGCCTGGGCGCAGACACGCTTCCGTCACTGGCTGGCGCGCGCCCCGGTCGAGCCCATGCCTGAGCCGGAACCGGCGCAGTGGCCGAAGCTTGAACTGCCCGTGCGCGGCAAGGATGGTCGTTTCATTTCCAAGCGGGAGGCCATGCGCTCCCTGCTGGAACGTGATGTGGCGGCGGCGGGAAAATGACCACGAACCTCGATGATTACCGGGCGCTGATCGCCGCCAAGAAGGTCGCGTTTGAACCGTCCGGTCTCAAATCGATCCCGGCGCTGAACAGCCTGCTGAAACCGCATCAGGAGCACTCGGTTGCGTTCGCGCTCGAGCGTGGTCGTGCCGGCCTATTCCTGGACACTGGCCTGGGAAAGTCGTTCTGCGCACTTGAATGGGCGCGGGTTCTTGTCGAACTCACCAATCGTCCCGTCCTGATCCTGGCCCCGTTGGCCGTCGCCGCCCAACACGAGCGCGAGGCCGGCCTCTGGGGTATCGACGCCGTCGCCATCCGCGATCCGGCCGAGATCAAGGGCGCCAGGATCTACATCACCAACTACGAGCGTGCCCACCTTTTCGACCTGTCGATATTCGCGGCCGTCATCCTCGACGAGAGCTCGATCCTGAAATCACTCACGGGCAAGACGGCTCGTTGGATCATTGACGCCTTTCGTCAGACACCATTCCGCCTGGCCTGCACGGCCACACCGGCACCGAACGATCATATCGAGCTCGGCAACCATTCCGAGTTCCTGGGCGCGCTATCGGCGACACAAATGCTGACCCGCTTCTTCCTCCACGATAGTGCCGACACGGGCATGTGGCGGCTCAAGGGTCACGCCCAGCGCAGTTTCTGGGAATGGGTTGCCAGCTGGTCGCGGTGTGTGTCCATGCCGTCCGACCTGGGCTTTTCCGATGATGGCTACGTCCTGCCCGAGCTGCGGGAGACGACCCACATTGTCGATGTCTCCACCGACGCGGACGGTGCCAGCGATAAGGGCGGTCAGGTCATGCTTTTCCGCGTGCCGGACACGTCGGCTACGTCAATCCACCGGGAGAAGCGGCTTAGCCTTGGCGCCCGCGTTGCCAAGGTCGCGGATGTGGTCGGCGCTGACACCGTCAATCCATGGGTGATTTGGTGCGACGCCGACTATGAGGCGGACGAGCTCGCGCGCATCTTCCCCGACGCGGTCGAAGTCCGCGGATCCATGTCACCAGACGAAAAGGAAGCGAACCTGGTCGCGTTCTCCACCGGGGCGGTGCGGCAGATCATCACCAAGCCCGGTCTGGCCGGCTATGGGCTGAACTGGCAGCACTGCAACAACATGGCCTTCGCTGGCCTCAGCTTTTCCTACGAAAACTATTACCAGGCGATCCGGCGTTGCTACCGGTTCGGCCAGAAACGCCCGGTCAATGTCCACGTCGTCGGCGCCAGCACGGAAGCCAACATCCACACCGTCATCAGCCGTAAGGCCGGCGACCACCAGGCGATGAAATCCGAAATGGTCGCGGCGATGCGCCGGGCCATGCGGATCGAGCACGAAACCCAGACCTACCAGCCCATCAGAGAGGCCACGCTACCCGCGTGGTTGTGCGCATGATCATGGACGAACACCACGGCGACGACTTTGCCCTATATAATTCCGACTGTGTCGAGTTCGCGGCCTCGATGCCGGATGACAGCGTCGGCATCAGCGTCTACTCGCCGCCGTTTGCGCACCTGTTCGTCTACTCGGACATCGACCGCGACATGGGCAACGTCCGCGACGAGGCTGAGTTCCTGGACCAATATCGGTACCTCGTGCGCGAGCTCTATCGTGTGACCAAGCCTGGCCGGCTGACGTGTGTCCACTGCTCGGACCTTCCCCGGACGAAGACCGCCCACGGCGTCATCGGCCTCTACGACTTCCCCTCCGATATCCGCCGCGTCCACGAAGAGGAGGGCTGGACCTATCATAGCCGCATCACCGTCTGGAAAGACCCGGTCGTGGAGATGCAGCGGACGAAGGCGCACGGCCTGCTCTACAAGACGATCAAGACGGACGCGACCCGCAACCGGCAGGGCCTACCCGACTATGTGCTCGTCTTCCGCAAGACGCCGGCCGACAAGGCCCGGGTCGATCGTGTCGGTCAGGACGCGAACGAGTTCCCCGTCGAAATGTGGCAGCAATGGGCGTCGCCCGTCTGGATGGATATCGTCCAGACAAACGTGCTCAACGTCAAGGTCGTCAGGTCGGACAAGGACGAGCGCCACCTGTGCCCGCTGCAGTTGGACCTGATTGAACGCTGCATCCGTCTCTGGTCGAACCCAGGCGATGTCGTGTTCTCGCCCTTCGCCGGAATCGGCTCTGAAGGTCACGTCGCCATCCAGGCCGGCCGGAAATTCATCGGCACCGAGCTCAAGCCTGAATATTACCGCCAGGCCGTCCGCAACCTGACCGACGCGAGCGCTCACCGACCCATGCTGGATTTCAAGGGGGCGGCAGAATGACCCCCCGCCAGACAGCCTGTCTCAATTACATAGACGCCTATATCCGGCGCACCGGCGGCGTATCACCGTCCTACG